CAGAATAGGTAGCATTACCATTAGAGTAGATACTTGCAGCAGTTCCAACATAGAGACCACCGATTGCAGTAACAACACCAGATACACTTAAGGTTGTAGAAACTACATTATCAGTATTAGCAACACCTGTTAATCCACTACCATCTCCGATGAAATTCGTTGCTGTAAGAATACCACAACTTATATTACCATTAGCATATATGGTTGCAGCAGTACCTACATGAAGACCACCTGTTGCAGTAACAATACCAGTATAATTTGCTTCTCCACTTGGGTTTACAACGGTACTAGTTGATTCTGATGTTGTGTTATATACTTCAATCGTACCTGCTGCAGCATCTAAAGTAATTCCAGCACCGACTTTTACCTTATTATTTGCTGCATCTAAAGTGATACTTCCAGTACCAATAGTTAATATACCTGTTATACGACCATGACCTTCAACAATTAATGCTGTATTGGCAGACCCTGCTCTTACATGAATACCTGCTAAACAAGATGTTAATCCAACAAATGTAGATACACCAGCAGTTACATGCAGACCTTCATTACCTGTCTGCTGTATACCCTTGGTTGCTGTAACAATACCAGTAGAATAGATATCAGTTACAACATCATAATTAAGCTGAGCAGCAGTAACAATACCACTGAAATAACCATTCGTTGCAGTAATAACACCGACACTCATTCCAATGCCAGATACATTACCCTTCTCTAATACTTCATCTAATGTGGTAGAACCTGATAGTGCAGTACTTGCGATACCAACCCATCCATCTCCATTATAAATTAATAACTTATTAGTTCCTGTAGTCTGGTCAAAACTTACATCATCAAGATCTTTAATAAACCCTGCACCACCGCCACCGATGGTATATAACTGCTGTTGAACTCTATTAACAAATAACTTATAATGCTTTGCTAAATCTTCATGAGTTGCAAAGTTTTGATTAGTTGGTGTAAGAGGATCAACATTACTCTCTTCAGGGTCTGGTTGAATGGGACGCTTATTTACTTCTTCCTTTAAGAACTCTTGCTTACCTTTAATCTCTTCAACAAGAATCTTAAGAGAATCTAAACCTATATTAAACTCTTCCCTAACTTTCTTAATATCTTCATCATAATATTTGACCTTTGGTAGGTTCTCAATCTCTTCTGTCAGAGCAGTAAAATACCCATCAAAGATATCCTTTGCTTCTGTATTCTTTCTATTGAATTCCTTAACTTCTTCTTCAACTCTTTGTTTTAATACATTTAATTTACCAAGTATATTCTTCTTTAGTAACCTATCATCATTTTTATAACCATGTTTAGCATCATGGATTGATAGTGCAGCTTCTCTTAACTCCTTGTATATCTTATCCTTTGCTTCTTTTAAGTCTGAATTTACTTTATCAAGACTAACTCTTTTCTCAAAATCTTTCTTGTCAAGGTCTTCAGTTAGATGTAAGAGATCATCATCAAACTTATCTTTAAGGTCATTGATGTGGTCATTAACCTTATTAAAGTCATCATCAATTACACCAAAGGTCTTACCAATCCAAGAGAAATCTGGGACTTGATTAACCTCATTAACCCACTTTGGGAATACGGGTATAGATTCCTTTACTGCAAGAATGTCTTCTTTAAGAGATTCTAAATCTGTCTCATAATACTTTGGTTCAGGAAGATTTACAATGTCTTCCTTAATGGTCTTGATTTTAATCTCAAGATCATTTACCTGTTCATCATAATACTTTATCTCTGGTATATCAGCAGCATTCTGATTTATTTCTTCTCTTAAGGAAGCAATCTCATCATCATAATATTTTATTTCTGGTATCTCTGGAGGTTCGGGAATAGCCTGCAATTCTGCTGACAGGTATCCAATCTGCTCTGTAAGTTTCTCTAATTCTTCGTCATAAGACTTTATCTCAGGAATATCGGGGATATCCTTTCTGACATTATTAATTAAGCGTAATATTTCTGTAAGGTCTGCCTCTTCCTTAACTAGTTCTCCATCTTCTAGAACTTTATGTCCTTTAGGAATAGGTTTACATTTTTGTTCATCATTGCAAAAATATTCTCCTTCGCCACAATTCTTTTTTGCTTCTTCTATTTCATCACTTTCGTCGGGATTCTCTATAAAATCTTCTACCGAGGGTAATTCTTGTTCTTCTGTTATAAACTGATCGACTGAGGGTAATTCACTCTCTGGTAAATTATCTATCGACGGTAACTTGTCCGACATTTTATGGATACTAAAAGTACTTCGGGATTCCTCTCCCAAAGTTATTTAGAATCCTTGGGTAGTCCAGACTTTAATAGTTTTTGCAACTCTGCAGTTGATCCCACAAACAATGCATTATTAACAGTAGATGGTCCTTTGACCTTTGTTTCTTCTTCTACATCTTTTAACTTCTTCTGCAAATCCATTAACTTATCAGTTGCATCAGAAACACTCTTAATTAACTGACCAGCAACTTCATATGCTCTTGGCATCTCACTCTCTTGTGCAAGTTCAAGAATACCATTAATTGCTTCTTGACCCTTCTCTATGATACTATAAAGATTACCACGAGTATACTCATAGTCCTTATCAATATCTGTCTTAGTAAGTCTTTCTGGTTTCGTTATACCAACATTTGGACTAACATTAGTAAGTTGATCCTTTCTGGTAGCACAACCACCTTCAGGAGTTTCAGAAACTTCTATATTAAAGGCATCGTCTAAGTTAGTCATCTTCATTAGTATAAGTCAGCATCTTGTGTATATTCACCGCTGAATCCAAAGTCATCACCCATTTCAATTAGAGCATCATCTGCAGCAGTAATTGCTAAAATCTCTGATCCATTTACATGTGCAGCAGCAGTTCTGCCATCCTTACCTCTTTCAACGGTAATCTTATTACCAGTAATCTTGGTAACATACATCTCTTCATCATCAACATCAATATATGTCTTGACAGTAAGAGCAGAACCATCAGTCACATTCATAGTTGTAGTTAGTTCATCAATATCCTCTGTGAGATTTGTAAGAACATCACCTGTATAATCCTTAGTTGCTCTTGGAGTAACAGAGTATGTAACATCTCTTTCGACAGACTTGGAACCACCAGAAATGTAATTGATAGTGCTCTTCTTGATGATGTCGGATGTAGCAGTAGTGACAGGACCGAATAGGTATGTCTTTGCACTAAATCTTAATGTATAAAGTAAAACTCTACGAGTAGTAAAGTTACCTTCGTATTGATCGTCCATTGTAACATTCTCTAGGACGATTGGAATATCTCTCTTCTCTTTAATTGTTTCTACTAACTGTACTGTTAGGTTATATGATGGTTGGAAATATGGTAATATCTGTTCAACAATCTGTAATGCATCATCATTCAACTTGGTCATAACACTTAACTCAAATTGCATGTTATAAGGAACAGGCATAAATGCCTTTTTAGTTTTACTTCCTTGTCCTGTAGTAGGATCTTTAACAGTAATTTGTTGAGTTGTAGTTACCTTCCTAGATGAATCATATGTAAGACCAGTAAATTCAAATGACATTCTTGGTAATGTCATTGCAGTTCTCTTATTGAGATCTGGTGATTCTTCTAATCTTGCTAAAAATTTCTGGGTAGGGCCATATGCCAGAGGTACTTTTACAGTAGAGTCTGATTGCTTAATAGTAATGTCATTAAAAAGAGTACCAAAAGAAATGATAGTCTTTCTAAAAATTTCGTTATAAAAATATTCAAACATGATTATATACCTCTTGTATTATATTTAGGGTGTTCCAAATGGATTGCCTTCAGAGAAGTCTAAGATATCATCTGCAGCAGTTTCAAACTCATCATTGTCACCAAATCCATCATCAAAGTTAGTTAAGTCTATTAATCTTACAACACGAGATGCACCTGAAGTAGCACCTGTAAGAGTCTCATCAACTGCAAATGTTCCATCAACATTAGATAGTTCAATTTCATTTGAAGTAGAATTCCAAGTTCTTACTCTTGCAGTAGCACCACTTGTTCCTCCAGTTACAACCTCATTAAATGAGAAGTTTCCAGTACTTGTACCAGTAGGAGCAGCAATTGCTATTGTTGGTGGTGTAGTATAACCTGCACCAGCATTAGTTATATGAATAGCAGAAATAGTACCTGCACTACTTACAACTGCTGTAGCGGCAGCAGAGACCGTTGAGAGACCTGTAAATGTAATGTTTGGTGATGTAGTATATCCAGAACCACCACCTGTAACAGTAACAATACCAATAGCACCATTAGACATATATGAAGTAACAGCAAGACCTGTTCCTCCTCCACCATAGAATGCCATATCAGGCCCTGTAGTATATCCAGAACCAGGATTAACTAAGTAAACATTTTGAACTACACTCTTATTACTATAAGGAGCAGCAGAACCAGAACATACAACAAGTCCTCCGAGTAGATATGCAGTACCAACACCAGTTACTCCACCTGCAGGAGCAGAAGAAATTGCAACTCTTGGAGCATAGGTATAACTATTACCTCTATTGGTTATGTCAACATACTGAATAGCACCATGTACTTGTGTAGTAACAGCAGTTGCTTGTTCTGCGTCTCCAACAAGAGTTAACAATTGAGTACTTCCAATAACAAAGTCTTCACCATCTACACCTTCTACTGCTTCTAGAGTATCATCAATTTCATCAACACCAGTATCGATAACTTCGTCTTCGTAACGGAAGAGTTCACAACGAAGTTCATATACATAAGTATTCTTTAATTGGTAAAATGGTTTCTCGTGCTCTACATACTTAATTTCAAATAGACGATCTCCTAATGGGAAGTATATTAAGTCCCCTTCCTTTGGTCTAGTTGATAGTTTTATATTAGACTCATTCTTCATCAAAGGAGAAATATAAGTTTCAAACCTCTCCTTAGAAATAATTAAAGTTACTTCATTAGTTGCTTGAATACCAAACTTTGATAATAGTGTAGGATTATC